ACCAAGAGGGCAATAAGTTCAATTTGAAGTCTGTTATTTCTTAGTATATCGCTCTTGGAGAATTGCTCCAAGAGAATGGAGATAACTTGGAATTGTTCTGCTCTCTTCCCGAGGATGAACAACATTTCCATAAGTTCTTCCGTAATAATCCCGAGGTTCTATAAGAGCCTCCCCATGGCAGCGTAGTGAAGTGGTAACACAGGGGTCTGCAAAACCCTAATCGTCAGTTCAAATCTGACCGCTGCCTCCAGACTATGAATCCAGGAGGATGAAGGAAATGAGATGGAGTAAAGTGAAGTATGTGCGGCACGGACATGGGCCGGATGGTCCCGTCATGTATGTGATTATCATGAACCGCACAGAGCATGGTAACTGGAAAGTTGAAGTGTGCCCCAGTGATCATCGAGGAAGTTCGGTTTCTGATGCTCTTGAATGGGATATTTTTCCCGGATATTGGTCCGCGCGCTCTCATATGAATCGAAAGTATAAAGAGTATTTTAAGATGGTTAATGAGCGACACTGATTGTGTCGCTCATTTTTGACTTTTATAAAAAAATATGGTATAATATACATATAATGAAAAAAAAGGAGAGTATAGATGCCTAGTAATTTTACTGAAAAAGGTCAAAATGCGTTTGATCTGGCGCTCAAGCACTTTAAGGATCGCGTGTTTAGCGCAGCAGAACTGAGCGCAAAGAGCGGTGAGACGATCCGTGCCGCAACTTTAAATGGTATTGTCACTCGCGGTTATATGTATAAGATTGCCGGTACTCCGGTTAAATACGGTTTTGTTGAAAACATTGATGAACTCTTAGAGATGGATAAGATTGAATCCAAAAAGGGTTGCACTAATGCAAAGGGCAATGAAGCCAAGAAAGCTAAAAAGAATGAGTTTTATACTCTTATGAGCGAGATTGAAGCTGAATGTTTCCGTTATAAGCAGCAATTTTATGGCAAGTCTATTTTCTGTAACTGTAATGACAGTCCGAATAGTAATTTCTTTATTTACTTCTTCAAGAATTTTGATGCTTTTGGCTTAACCCGTTTGGTTGGCATTTCTTATGCTCCAGAAGGTCAGGCTGTGAAGTATACTGTGGAAGACAGTGACCCCTCTGTGATTATCGAAACTCCTTTGCAGGGCACTGGTAGTTTCCTGTCTGATGAGAGCATTGAAGAACTGGATAAATGTGATATTGTTATCACGAATCCTCCTTTTAGTGAGTTCAATAAATTAATTGACTTACTGATGGATCATAAGAAGAAATTTTTAATCCTTGGTAATAACACTTCTATCAATTTGAAAAATGTGTTCTACAATTTCAAGATGGGTAATATGTGGTATGGTTATAAAACCAATGCTACTATGAAGTTTACCATGCCCGACGATTACGAGAGTGATATTATCGATGAAGACGGTAATAAAATTGGTAAAGTTCCTGCAGTTTCCTGGTATACCAATCTTAAGGTTTCCAGGAGAGATGATCCTCTGATGTTAACTGCGACCTATTACTCTGATACTAATAAGAGAGAGTCATATCCAACTTTGGATAATTCTGATATTATCTTGGTGGGTAGAGTAGAAAACATCCCTTCTGATTATGCTGGTGTAATGGCAGTTCCCATCACATATGTTAATCATCACTGTCTTGATCAGTTTGAGCTGATTGCAAATTCTTCTTTTTCTGACAAATCTTGTTTTGGCTGCGGCAGCTTGTATTTAAATGGTAAGAAGATTTTTGCACGAGTTTTAATTAAGCGAACTTCTATGGATATGAGTTATTTGTATTAAAATAAAAGTCCTTTATAATTTAATTATAAAGGACTTTTTTGATTTTTATAAAAAAATATGATATAATATATATACAAAGATAAGGAAAGGTGATATGGATGAAGATTACCGAGAAGAAGATTGCTATTCGAGAAATTATTGCAGGATATGAAAATGACGAAGAGAATGGCGTTGTAGCTTATGGCGGCAAGTTAAATGTACGCCCTAAGTATCAGCGAGAATTCATTTATAAACCTGATCAACAGGTTGCTGTTATCAATACAGTTATGCATGGCTTTCCTTTGAATACCATGTATTGGGTCGATAACTGCGATGGTACCTTTGAGGTGCTTGATGGCCAGCAGAGAACTCTTTCCATTTGTTCTTTCGCTACTGGTGGTTTTAACTTCCAGGATATGTATATCCATAACTGGAAGAAGACTTATCCCGAGCGTTATGAAGATTTTCTGAACTACGAGTTATCTGTTTATATCTGCGAAGGTACTAAAGAGGAACAGATGGAATGGTTCCGTGTCGTTAATACATACGGCGAAAAGCTGAATGACCAGGAGCTAAGAAATGTCAACTTTACTGGCGCTTGGCTTACTTCTGCAAAGAAGTTTTTCTCTAAGACCAACTGCCCCGCTTCTCAGATTGCGGCCGATTATATGACTGGCACTCCTAATCGACAGGATCTTCTGGAGACTGTTTTGACTTGGATTTCTGGTGGTAAAGAACATATTGTTGAGTATATGGCTCAGCATCACCTGGATGAAAATGCAAAACACCTGGTTGATTATTTTATGAATGTAATGAACTGGGTAAAGGAAACTTTCCCTAACTATCGTAAAGATATGAAGGGTGTCCAGTGGGGTCTGTTGTATAATGAATTCGGTGAAGAAGATCTTGATCCCGACGAGCTGGAAGAAATGGTCAGCAAGCTGATGGCTGATGAAGAAGTCACCAAGAGAAAGGGTGTTTATGCCTACGTTCTGAGCGGTGACGAAAAGTGTTTGAGTATTCGAACTTTCCCCGAAGCAGTTAAGGGTCGTGTTTATGAGAAGCAGAAGGGTTATTGCCCCATCTGCGGCAAGCACTATGCTCGAACTTCCATGCACGCCGATCATATCATTCCCTGGTCTAAGGGCGGTAAGACAATTGAGTCCAATTGTCAGATGCTGTGCCGCCGATGCAATACCGATAAGTCCAGTGCAATGTAATCATATTTGATTTTTCAAAAAAAATATGATATAATATATTTGTAAGGTAAAGAGATAAGAAATACAAAATAAAATTTTCCTCTTGTCCAAGAGGAATCAATGAGAAAAAGGAGAATTAAATTATGAGCAATATTTTTCTGGAAGGTATGAAGTCCGCTTCTAACTACACTCGCACTGAGAATGGTGCCCTGACTCATAAGTCTACCATGGACGGTCTGATGGACCTGTTCGCTATGGGTGCGGCCTACCGTACCCGCACCGATGAAGATGTTATCTTCCTGTTTAAGAAGGCTTTCGACGAGAATCCTTCTTACGCTCTGAAGTGTCTGTTCTACATCCGTGACGTGCGCGGTGGCCAGGGTGAGCGCCGGTTCTTCCGTGTCGCTACTAAGTGGCTGGCTTCCTACGATACTGACGCTATGCGTCGTAACCTGACTCACGTCCCTGAGTTCGGTCGATGGGATGACCTGTTCGTGTTCATCGGTACTCCTCTGGAGGCTGACGCACTGAACATCGTCAAACATCAGCTGGCTTTGGACGTCCAATGTAAGACCCCTTCTCTGCTGGGTAAGTGGATGCCTTCTGAGAACACTTCCTCTGTGAAGACTAAGAAGACTGCTGCCAAGGTTCGTAAGTTCATTGGCATGACCCCCAAGCAGTACCGTAAGACTCTGTCTGTTCTGCGTGCCCGCATCAACGTCCTGGAGCGTCTGATGTCCGAGGGTCGTTGGGATGAGATCGAGTTCGATAAGATCCCTTCTAAGGCCGGTATCAAGTACAAGAACGCCTTTGCTCGTCACGACATTGAGCGTATGAAGCGCAATCCCGAGGTCAAGACCTACGAGGCTTTCGCCAAGGATACTACCACCAAGGTTAACGCCAAGGCTCTGTATCCTTACGAGGTTGTTTCCAAGGCTTTGCGTGCTTGCCATCTGCCTATCGATAACACCGATCGTCTGATGGTGAACAAGTACTGGGAGAACCTGCAGGATTACTTCAACGGCAAGTCCTTCAATGGTCTGGCTGTTGTTGATACCTCCGCTTCCATGACCTGGTACGGCGGTGACGCAACTCCTCTGAACGTAGCTATTTCCCTGGGTCTGTACTGCGCCGAGCGTGCTAACGGCCCCTTCGCAAACCACTACGTATCTTTCTCCACTCGTCCTCAGCTGATCGAGACCAGCGGCGTAGACTTCTGCGACAAGGTCTATCGTATCTACCGCACCAACCTGTGTGAGAGCACCAACATCGAAGCCACCTTCGATATGTTGCTGCAGACCGCTCTGAATAATGGTTGCGGCCAGGATGAGCTGCCTCAGAACATTCTAATTCTGTCAGATATGGAATTTGATGCAGGAACTGGTCATGGTTATGGTCGTCAATCCTGGAACCCTCAGACCTTGATGGAGTCTATTAGAGATAAGTGGGCTCGTCATGGGTACCGTATGCCTAAGCTTATCTACTGGAACGTTCAGGCAAGACAGAACAATATCCCTGAAGATATTGGAGTAAGAGACATTTCTTATGTTTCTGGTATGAGTCCTAGTATTTTTGAACAGATTCTTTCTGGCAAAACTGGCTGGGATCTTATGATGGAGAAGTTGGACTCTCCTCGCTATGAGGTTATCGGCTAAATGCGGCCGGCCCGTCTCGCCGTTCGGCGAGGCGGGTTTTTTGTTATTTCTGGACAAAACAGATTTAATATTCCAAAAGATTCCTTATATATTATAGAAGGAGTTGAGTGTAATGTCTAAATTAATAGATTTAACAAATCAAAAATTTAGTAAATTAACTGTCTTAGAGAGAGATAAAAATAGAAAAACAACTGGTGGCAGTTATTGGATATGTTAGTGCGAATGTGGCACAATAAAAAGTGTAAAAAGTATCTCATTGAGAAATGGTGATATATCGAGCTGTGGTTGCTATCGTCAAGAGCAATTAAGAAAAGCAAAATACCAAAAAAGTGAAGAAGAAATGTTAAACAAACGATTTGGTAAATTGGTTGTTAAACAACGCAGTGAGCGCAAAGGAAATGGCGGAGAATTATATTGGATTTGTCAATGCGATTGTGGAAAAATTATTGAAGTTCGAGGCCATGAATTGCGCAGAAAAGATGAAAATAGAACCGTTTCTTGTGGCTGTTATCATCGTTCAGTTGGTGCGACCAATGTTTTAAATTGTTTAATCTTTGAAGGTATTAATTTCATTGAGGAATATGTATTTTTAGATTTGCCAAAAAGTCGTTTTGATTTTGCTATTGTTGAAAATGATAAAATAGTACGCCTTATTGAATTTGACGGAGAACAACATTATCATAGTGTTGATAAGTGGGGTGGATTAGAATTACAAAAACAAAGGGATGCTGTTAAAAATGAATATGCATTAACCCATAATATCCCATTGGTTCGTATCCCATATTGGGAAAAAGATAAAATTACATTAGAAATGATAATGGGCGATAAATATCTCGTGCGTGAGCCTGACTTACCAATCTCTTGATCGGCACGGCCGCAGAAGCTGGATAGCGAGCGTTACGCCGTTATCAAGTAATCTCGAATCCTTCCCCTCTCTTCGGAGAGGGGATTTTTTTTTATAGAAAAACAAAAAAGGCTGAGATAGAATTTCTATCTCAGCCTTTTAATTTTTATTCTGGCATTACTGTGAATACGCCATTCTCTTCAACCACTTTATAGCCAGGAGCTACAAAATTAGTATTTGGACCTTCGCTTGCGCAATCAGATGGATTAAAGCCGTGAAACTTACCACCCTTAACGACAATGCTTGCGGTCGCACGGTCTTTGTCTTTAATATTTAGAGTCCACTTAGGAGTCTCGCACTTGAATTCGCCACCATTGATTTCAACTTGAGCATTTCCAGAAGCATAGATTAAGTCAAAATGTTCAGAATCTTCAACAGATTTAGCGCCAACATTAGTAAAATAACCATTATTAATAATTACTTTACCATTTTCCTTGGCCCATACGGCCATACTCCAATCATTATTACCCAATCCATTGATAGTGCCTTTACCATCTAGAGTTAAAGTACCATTAGTTACAGTAAATACACCGTTACCTTCAGTATCTTCTTTAATGGTGATTTCACCATTATTTACAACAGTAGTGTCTGCGGTAACGGCAAATCCAGCAGGAGCATCAATACTTGCGGAAACAACTACTTCACCGCCAGCCGCAATTGCTTCAGTCAAAGCTTCTAGTGTTTCAACACCAACATCTTCAGCAGCAATTTCAGTTAGAACACCAGGTTCTAACATAATATACATTTTATTTTCATCAGTATCAAAAATAATGCTGCCGAGTTCAGCTGTGGTCAAGTCATTAATAAAATATGAGTGATTTCTATTAGTAATAATTTTCATGTAAACACTCTCCTTTCATAAAATATAAAAATTTTTAGATAAATATTACCATTTTTTGGCCGAATATAACAGATAACCTGCTCCGGTCGGTGCCAGTCGAAAGTGCCGAAAACCCAAAAGTAAAAAGTGATTTAGAAATTTTTGGACTAAAAGTATTAAGATGCTCAATGAATTTTTTATAATATTATGAAGATATTTACTTACATAAAAAGGAGGGTTATAATGGTTAATATTCATTCAAATAGTGGTCATATAACATATGGTATTAAGCATTTTGATTTAGATACTATTGATGATTTAAAACAATTAGATAAAAATAGATTAACTCCTGGTAGCACTATTTTTATTATTAGTAGTTCTAAATATTATATGTTAAATGGCTCTAAGCAATGGATTGAAATTAATCCATATTGTATGTCAAGCTCTTCTGGAGGTAATTCTGGTGGAAATAATCCCCCATCTGGTGATCTTATTTATGACGGCGGCTCTATTGATGGCTCTGATCCTTTTTAATTGAGGAGGAAAAGTATGGCTACATATACAATTCAATTAAAAAGAGGTAAAGCTTCAAGTTGGATCACTTTAAATCCTGTTTTAGCCCCTGGTGAGCCTGGATTTGAAATTGATACTGGTAAATTAAAAATTGGAGACGGTGTCAATGAATGGTTGGATTTAAAGTATCTTGGAGAAGATAAAGTATTAGTTATTAATGCTAATACTCATTATAATTTTCCTGCAATTGGTGATGTAAATGTCATCTATAAAGCATTCCAAGAGAAAAAGTTATATCAATGGAATGAAGAGCTATATGAGTATGAAGTGCTTGTAGATAGTGACTTAGTTACTCAAGAACAATTACAAGAAGCTCTAAATAAAATTGAGATTCCAGAAATTGCTTTGGAAGAATACGCTACAAAGGCATATGCTCAAGAATTATTCAATAAATTAGTTCCTTTAACTCATACAGAAATTCTTGAGATTTGCGAATAAAAAAAATAAAAAATAAAGGAGATAATAAAAATGGCTGATTTAAAGAAATTTTTAGACCAATAGGGCGTAAGTACTTTATGGTCCAAGATCGCTGAAAAAATTGCTGCTGAAGCTACTGCTCGAGATGAGGCAATTGCGGAAGCTATTGCAAGCGAGGCTACTGCTCGTGGATTAGAAATTGAAGATCTTCGTTCTTATGTTGGTGAAATTCCAGAAGGTTATACTGATCAACAGTCTATTGTTGCTTATATTAACAAGAAAGCAGAAGAAACTCTAAATGCTGCTAATGGTGGTTCTTCTGAGTCTGCTGCTTCTGTTAAAGCTGCTTTAGATACTGAAATTCTTCGTGCTAAGGCTGCAGAAGAAGCTAATGCTGCTGCCGCAAAGGCTGCTGATGACAAGGCTGTCACTGCACAGGGTGAAGTTGACGCACTAGAATCTTTGGTCGGTGAAGTTGCTGATGGTAAGACTGTTGTACAGATGATCGCTGACGCTCAGGCTGCTGCTACTTATGATGACACTGCTTTAGTTGGTCGTGTTGCTACTCTAGAGGGCGATGACGCTGGTAAGTCTGTTCGTGCCATTGCTAACGAAGAATTGGCTAAGCAGTTAATCACAGAGGACGCTAAGGAGTCTCTAGATACTCTAGCTGAAATCGCTGCTTGGATTCAGGATCATCCAGATGATGCTTCTGCAATGAATGAAGCTATTGCAGCTTTGCAGAGTAAGGTTGATACTGGTGATAAGACTGTTAGCGCTTATGTTGCTGACGCTATTACTGCTTTGTCTATTGGTGATTATGCTAAGGCTGCTGATTTAACTGCTTTGGCTAGTCGTGTTAAGGCTGTTGAAGATGACTATCTAAAAGCTGCTGATAAGACTGAATTGTCTGATGCTATTAATGGCGTTGATAGTCGTTTGGCTGTTGTTGAAGGCGATTATCTAAAGACTGCTGATAAGACTGAATTGTCTAACGCTATCGCTTCAAAGGCTTCTCAGGCTGATTTAGAGGCTGAAGTTACTGCTCGTCAGAATGCTGTTAGCGCTAATGCTACTGAAATTGCTAAAAAGGCCGATAAGACTTATGTTGATGAGGAATTAGCAAAGAAGCAGGATACTATTCCCGCCAATACTTATGATGCATACGGTGCTGCCGCACAAGCATTAATTGATGCTAAGGCATATACTGATAATGAAATTAATACTAGAGTAATTGCTTTAACTACTGCTGAAATTGAAGCTGCTATTGCTAACGCTTAATTTAAAATAATTTAAGGGAGAGGGATAAAATAACTGTCCCTCTCCCTTTTTTTATTGACTTTATAAAATTTTTATGTTAAAATATATAAGGAGGAAGTTCTATGTCTAAAACAAAATCATTTTTAGACTTTGATGGTCTTATTTATTTATGGTCTAAAATTAATATGTAGGACTATCCGAATAATGATACCTTAGTAAATATTATCAATGCTATTGATGACACTAAAGCTGATATTGAATATGTAAATAATCATATTAATAATTAGGAAGTGCATTTACAAGTTGGAGAAAGAGATTCTTGGAATCAAAAATAGAATCAAATTATTGGTAATCCCAATGAATATGTTATTATTGATGAAAATGGAATGGTAACTACTCGTTCCGCAAAGTCATTAATTATTATTGATTCAATAACAAATTAGCCTTATTCTCTTTCAATTCAAAATGGCTAGATAATTACAGTTGCTTTGACTGGAGGAACTTCTTTACTTGGAGAAGGTTTACTTGGTGATTTTATTTTAGGAGAGTGAAAATAAATGAGTTATGAACGAATGAATCTTCAAGATGGAGTAGATAAGTGGTGTGCTTCTCATGTAGAACATATTGAAGATGAATTAGTAAGATTATATAATAAAGCATTTGGTAAGACTATGACTGTTGTTATTGATTTATCTAATTCAGATCCATTAACTTGTTGCTCTTATGAGGATGATGCTAGCGAAATGTCTGCGGGCGCAAGTGCTTGGGATGAATTTTTCGGACATTATCCCGTTCTTATGAAAGATGGAGTAGAAGTTGTAAAATTAAATCCTAATAATTACGCTGAAGATATTAATGGTAATCCAGTAGATATTGA